TTCCTACACTTAACGTAGTAAATTGATAAGATCTAAAACAATCTAAATCCACTTCTCTAAATATACGAAGTTCCGCTTGAGAAATAAAATCATTAACCACCGTATCTGTTAAAACATCGGAAGATGTTTCTGTGTAAGCTCTAATTTGATCTACAACTTCTGCATATGTACTCATGATATTACCACCGTTGCTGTGCCTAATTGGGTGTTCATTATAGTGTCTTGATTAGCTTGTGAACTTCCATTTAAGGGTTGCATTGTTCTAACTTGCACTGTTTCTAAAGCTCCAGGAGCAGGAATAGGATTAAATTGTTGTATAGTTTGCATAACAGTCTGAAAATTGTTTGCTCCAATTGCAGGAGAAACACCATTAGCTCCTCCATCTATCATAGCTTTTGAATCAATATCATCATTTATATAAATACCGCCAAGAGGTATAGTAACACTAATTACCTGTGGTTTAGCGTGTTGTAAAGATTGTGCATCGGTTGGATGATTAGTTGGATTTAATAAAGGAGACTTTACTTCGTATTCTGATTTATGAACCCATGCTCCTGTCCATTCTTGTACCATTTCATTATAAGGATATGCAAAACCATCACGATCTGAAATTCGTAAAGCAAATTTTCCTGAAGAATATCGTCCCATTAATAAGTTCCTCCTGTAATACCAATGAAAGGAACAAAATGAGAGCTTACATTTTCTCTATTTGTGTCCGCAGCTCTTTGAAACTCTTCCTCGTATACTTGTTTTAAAATACCAATTCTATCAGGTGCATATTTCATAGATATATAATAAGCTAACCCTGCTGTTAAGCACGGTAAAAAAGAAAAAGGTATTTCATTATTATTAGTGTAATCACCAGAATCTTTCATTCTAAGCATAGCATAATAAACTACGGTATAAGCCGCATCGGCTGCAGGATATAAATATAATTTAGGATTAATTGTTTTTTCAAAATAATATTGAGTTGGTCTACCACCAGAAGTCTTAACAGTATAATTTAAATATGTTGATCTACTAATAGGTGAACAAGAATACTCATTATTACTTGCGTCACGAATGACTAAATCTGTTATTTCTACAATTTGAGAAGCATCACTTGCTGCTGCACCATATAAAGCTGTACCACTTAACTCAATAGTGTTTGCAGCTAATGCTGCTGTTTGTTTTTGTATTGTCCAAAGATTAAGTCCTCTATTAGACCATTCAGCTAAAAGAAGATTTAATGAACGACGAGCGGTTTTAAGTTGGTACCCAGTACGATCTTGTAAACCGCATCGTTCAAAAGCTTCTTCAACTATTTCATCAATAGAGAAATCAAAATTGGCTGTGCTTGCATAAGTTGGCATTATCTATTGATCTTGCCTTTTTTACGAGCCTTACTTCCAAATTTACCATAAGATTCATTTGCACTTGCTTTTAATTGTTTTTTTGTTCTTTTCTTTTTAACACGCATTGCAATTGATTCATCTTTACGATCTTTATAACCTTGTTCTTTTTTACCAACACGACCACCTTTTTTCATTCCTGAAGGTCCACGATCCATTAGCATTGTAGGTGTACGTTTAGATTTTTCACCAGCACCATAGCCTCTAGAATACATCATTTCACCTGTTCTTCCACTGCCACCAGCACGTTTCTTAACTGTTCCGCCATTCATCATTCCCATAGCCATTCTTTTATGTTGATTAATAGCGTCACCACCTTTAGCCATTTTTTTAACTGGTCCGCCACCTCTTTTTTTAACAACTTTACCGCCACGTTTCATGGCTGTTTTCTTTTTACCCATCATGATAGACCTCCATTGATCTTTTTGTATTTATTATCACGTGATACTACGACGTCTCGATAGTATTCGTCAGGCCATAGTTTATAATAACCTTGTTTGTGCAATTTATCAGAAGCTTGCTGTAATTGCGAGAACTTTTGTACTAGCATCATAGAATATTTATGCTCTGGATAAGAATCACTTGTATCTGGCTCATCAGTAGGAAATACTAAAAATTCTTGCTCATCTACAGTAGCTGGATTAGATGGGTGAAAACTCATAAAATATATGTCTTTTATATTATACCATTCATTGTAATCTTCTGTAGCTAGATGCAGTTCGTCAGGAGAATAGCTGTAATAAGGATCACAAAATATTAATATTTCTTTTTTAGTAAAATCTAAATTTTTAATACAATCATTTAATTCTTTCTTATAAGTACTGTGTTTAGTTTTGACAGCAATCCAAACTTTATCATCAGCCCATGCTTTTTTAGCAAAGGGACAAGCAGGAGCACCTCCTAAATGTACATTAGATACTTCTAAAAAATTCTTAGACCAAAGTCTAACGTCTTCTATTATCTGTTGCCTTGTCGGTTGTATTTTTTCCAATTCAATCTCTTATGTTTATTTTTTGGTTTTGAACGAGATGAATTACCGATGCTCGTTCTTTTTTTAATTGGTGTAAAGTATTCGTTGGTTGGAAGTTTTGCAGCCATTACTTCATTTGAGATAAAGGATTAGCAAGAGTAAGTTTAATTTGTTTATCAATACTCTCTTGTAACTCTTTCATCTTTTCTTCTAAATCAGATTTTAATTTTGACATATCTTCTTCAATTGTATCTACAGTAATTTTTAAATCTTTTGAATTATCTCTAGCATCTTCTTTCACTTGTTGTTCTACATCATTAACAATTTTCTCTACTCTTCTTACATCTTGCCGAAGGTCGTTTTTCAATTCGTTTGCCACATCACTCACTAAGCGAATTTCCGACATCATCATTTCCATCTCTTGCATTATCATTTCAACTTCTGTTTGTATAAGCTCTGTTTTACTTTTCATTTCTTCTTTAGTTAAAGCAATAGTCTTATCAAACTCTGAAAGGTCAGGAGCTACATAGTTTTGTATCTGTTCTTTCATATTGAGGTAATCTTTGTAGAATTCAAATCCGCCCCACAGTCCACCACCAAGTGTAGTCAATGCCGTAAGAACTACGAATATTTTTCCGCCCTTAAATTTTAAACCCGCAAATTCCATTTCTGCCATGGCTATTCCAAAATTTGTTGCCATTGTTGCATTATCATCTCATCCATTAATCCATCACTTCCTGCAAACAAAAAATATTGAGCTATGTTGTTAGTTGTTAACTCAGCATCAGGTATTACGTTATCTGTAAAAAATCCTTCTATGTCGTTAAGGCTTTGTTGACTATCAAAAAAAGATTTAGAGTTTCCTAACACTTGCATTACAATTAATGTTTTTAACTGATTTGCTGAGTCATATCTACCCTTATCACCCATCTTCTTTAATATTTTTTTAGCAGCAACTTCTTTTTTAGCTTCTTCTTTTTTTACCTCGTCTTGATCCTTATCCTTTGGTTCTTCCATATCTTCTTCGCTATCTTCATTTTCTTTAGCCTTTGATACGCTCTCTTGCGGCCCAGGCTCTTCTTCCGCATCAGCTTCAGGCTCTTTAGTATCTTCTTTAGTAGGTTCATCTTGTACCTCCTCTTGTTCTGGTTCAGAAACTTCTGGTTCTGGTTCAGGTTCTGGTTCATTTACTTCTGGTTCAGGTTGCGTTTCTACTTCTGGTTTCACTACCTCTGGTTCTGGCATTTCTATCTCCATCTCCATCTCCATTTCAATTTCTGTTTCTACACTTGCCATTTCTATTTCAGGCATTTCTATTTCCATTTCTGGTATTTCTATTTCCATAACAGGCATTTCCATCTCCATTTCAATTTCTACCATTTCATAGGAAACTTGATCGTCTGGTTCTTGTATAGGCTCTATTTCTATCTCTCCACCTGGTTGTTCAACAAAATCATTATGATCAATAATATTATCTACAATGTCTATAATTTCTGTTTCTGTACTACCTCCGTAAGCAACCCACATTTCTACACTTGTTATTGAATTTTGTACTATCGTATTGATAGTGTTATAGAGCACATTAATTGTGACGTCATCGAACAAGGGTCCTATAGCAAGATTTATATCTCTACCTCCAATTTCTATTGTTAAAGATGTTATAGTGCCTGCAAAATCAAACCCATTTTCATATTCTTGATAGCCACTAGCTACACCTGATTCTGACAATATGTCTGTACCACTAAATACATTTGTGTTTCCGTTTTTACCTGTAATGTGCATATAGATACGGTCTTGTGCATCTTGTTTATCTACTTTAATTGTGTAATTAGTTCTTCCTCCATTTTCTATATCAAGTGAAGATATATCAACTGTGTTGACAAACGTGGTTCCCATTCCCTCCACGCCCATTGTACTTGTACTATTTCCCGATCCTGTAATTTGTGCACACTTATCTGTTCCTAGACCATAACATCCACTACCTGATGGCATGTTTGCAGGCCCTTGGCCTCCAAAATCAAAATCCATATCGCCTTCTTTTGTAGAACTAACATAGCCATTATCACCATCCAATAAATCACCTGAATCTTCATTGGTTACAGTTGTTGTGGTTGTTGTCGTATCAGTTGTGGTTGTTACAGTATACCCATCTGCTTCATATTCTATTGTTTCTGTAACTACTTCATCTATTATTTCTTCAATAGTAGGAGTACATAGTCCAACTGTATCTGTTGAACAATCTACAGCTTTACTAGAAAAGGATAGGGAAACCGATATACAGAGCCATAGCGTAAAATAAAAACTTTTGGAATTCGCCATCACTTACATCCTCATTTACATTAATTTTTAAAACATCTTCATCATTAAACACTACACTGCCTTCTGGTATCATATTTGGATTTGATTTCCATTTCTCTAAAGCTTCACTTCCAATAGCACCCATATATGGAGGCGGAGTGCCTGCCATTACTAAACTGTCAAAAACGCGTGGGTCTGTCGCTAATAATGAAATTGAGGCAACTTTAAGGCCACTAGCATACAACTGGCGGGAAAGCTTCAAAAGCTGACACAGCTCATCGTCTACTACTATGCCCGTAGCTAAACCAAGTATATTAGTTTGAATTGCTCCTGACGTTGCTACCTTACAAATATCAGAATTGTTTACAACAACACTTGGAGCATTTGCAGTAGGTACCGATTTATCCGTCACTACCGTAGAACTGACCGTGTTCGTATCTGCAGCAAGTGCTGAGTTCATCATACTATTTAAAAAGAATATTAGTATGGTTGCTATAATTACACCTATTGTTATTGGTTTTAACATTTCCAACGTTTCCTTGCTTGTCGTAATCTTGAGTTAGGATTCTTTGCTGCTCCAGGAAATTTTTTCATTTGTCCTGCACTTCTTGCACAATATGATTTTCTTCTTTTTGCAGATTTAGATCCTTTTTTAACTTTGCCTGTTACAGCAGTTTTTAATTTAGAACCAGGGTTCATCGCTCTATATTTTTTGACCCCAGCTTTAGTCATTCCCGCCCCAGATTTAGTGGGGCGGAAGTTTTTTTTATTTTTCTTTGGTTGGTTGTCAGCCATACTAGCCTATTACAAAAAATACAGATGCAATATTCGTCAGTGTAGCGTTTGGTTTTACTTTAAAGTTTAAACCCTCAGAACCAAAATCTATATTTTGAGTTAATGTAGCTCCTGCTGGTGTATTAATGGTTGCTAAAGTTGCGCCGCCACTTGAGTCTTTTAAAACAACAGACCCTGCAGTAGCTTCACCTATAATATACATAGATAATACCCTAGCTGGAACTGATGTAACA